CGTTTCCGTCTATGGTTGTTGTTTATAATGGGGAGAAGGCGCGGAGGGATGGGCACGCCACAAAATGAAGCGGGAGGGCAAATGAGGCAAGATGAAGAGTTGGGGATATATCACACAAATACCAGAGGAAAGCAGACGGCAGTTTATTGTGGAGTGCCTTGAAGAATATATCGGGGAAGCGGACGAATTGGAACTGATGGAGCAGGAGCCGGAGATTGCTGATATAGCCGCGTTTTACGCGGAGATTATCCGGTTGCTGAAAAAGCAATAGAGTACGGACATAGGAGGGCAGGACATGACGGCAAAGGAATGGCTGATGCGGGGCTGGGAAATCAACGCGGAGATTAACACGCTTTTGGAGGAAAAGGAGAAAGCGTTTGCGCAGGCATGTTCTGTGACAGTCCCAACCGACCGCGAGCGCGTAACTACGACGCGGCGGAACACGTCCGAGGAAAAGTTTGTCCGGTATTCAAATGAGGACTACGAAAAGGAGATTGACCGCCGGATAGACGAACTGTACCAGATTAAGCTGGAGATTCTGTCCGCGATTGGCACGGTGAACGACAGCACGCTGCGAAAGCTGCTGGTCAAGCGGTATTTGCAGTTTAAGACGTGGGAGCAGATTGCGGTGGAGATGAATTACAGCTATAAACATGTAGTCCATTGCTTACATAATAGAGCATTGGAAAATATAAAAGAGGTAATAGAATGTAACACCGATTCTGTGGTATAGTGTATGTGTGGAAAGAAGCATAAGGGACGCGCGTAAGATTTGGGCGGCGCGTCCTTTTTGCACCGTAAATTTACGGCGGGTTTGAATATCGCGTTGTACGGCTGGGGCGGGGGCTTGCGATATAGTTGTATGCAAGGAAAAAGCAGGGGTTATTCCCCTGCCTGTTTTAACGGCAATCCAATTGATTTTTCAAAGCTTCTTGCAGCGTCTGCGAAAAGTTGATTCCGGCTTCTTCTGCGCGCGTGTTGAGCCACGACGGGATGGTGAGCGTCTTTTTGACCGACCGTGTATCATGTCTTTTCAGATACTCTGCCTCGTCAAACTCAATCAGAACAACAAATTCGTCGCCAGAAAGTGAAATGTCTTTTGGATTGCTGGCGGCGGGAAAGCGGAATGTACCTTCCGACATCTGCAAGTATAAGCCTATGGCATCGATTGCCATTGCGTATGCTTCATCAAGGGTGTCGCCCTCGGTGAAGCAACCGTCGAGGTCAGGAAAGGATACACTGTAACCGTCAGCTTCCTGGCGGAAGACGGCGGGATAAAACCGTTTCGACATTGCGATAACCTCCTTCAAAGGGATAGAGCGGGAGTCATTTCAGTCCCGCTTGTTTTAAAATAGCGTTTTCTGTGCCGGTTTTTAGTGCTTTGCTGTGATAAGGAACAATGACCGTTTTGTTTGTTTTGGGATTGTAAAGCTTGCGGTGCGAGCCGTTAGAAGAAACTTGCTTGTAACCGTTGCTTTGCAGGAGCTTTATAATTTCCCGTGGAGTCATTGGCATTTTTTGTTCCGCCTTTCTTTATCATGGCTCCATTATAACACGTATGAATACGTATGTCAAGAGGGCTGTAGGATATTTTTTGAGGTGGTACAATGGACAACGTGATAAAGTGGGTACAAACGCCGCAGTGCAGGGAATGCAAGTACCGCGACAAGAAGGGCAGGCGGTGCAAGCTGGAATATAAGTGCCCGTATGGGAAGAAAGGCGGAGGCGCATGAAATGTCCATATAACAGAAAAAGCGAAGTGCAGGTATTGCAGTGGTCGCAGGAGCCGTATGAGGATAACGAAACTGTTTTAAAGAGTGGGGAGCAGATAACAAAAACGTCGTTTGAGCTGATGGACTGCGCGGAGGAAGCATGCGGCGCGTGGCGTAATGGACGTTGCTGCTATGCGAGCGTATCGCTGGATAATAGTTGAGGTGGTGAAGTGTGGCGTTAAACAAGAACGAGGAAAAATATGTGTTTGGTTTAATCGCAGGAAAGACGCAACGGCAAGCCTATTTGGCTGCATTTCCAAACAGTCGAAAGTGGAAGCCAGAAACGGTTGATTCAAAGGCATGCGCGTTATTCAATACAGATAAGGTGCAGGAAAGGTATAACGACATACGGAATAGACTTGCAAAAGAGGCAGAAAACGAAGCCATCGTCACGGCAAAGGATATACTTCGGGATTTGGTAGAGGTAAAAGAAATCTGTATGGCGCATAAAAACGCACCTGTGGCGATTGGGGGGATGATCCTTGACAAAAAAGTATTTAATGCCTCCGGAGCTAACAAGGCGCTTGAACTTTTGGGGCGGCATTTGGGAATGTTTGAAAAACGGGAAAACGATGACAGCACAGATAACGGCGTACTTATATTGCCGGAGGTAGAGAAAAGTGAATGATATAGTGTGGAAGCCACAGCCCAAACAGGTGCAATTTCTGTCCAGATCGGAAGATGAAGCGTTATACGGTGGAGCTGCCGGCGGAGGGAAGTCGGATTCCTTGCTTGCTGAGGCGTTACGACAAGTACATATCCCACATTATCGGGCAATTATTTTTCGGAAGACGTATCCGCAATGCAGTGAACTGATTGACCGCTCACGCGATATTTATCCCCGTGTATGTCCAGATGCCCGATATAACGCAACGGCGCATTGCTGGGTTTTTAAAAGCGGAGCAAAGGTGTATTTTGGTTCTATGCAGCGGACAGCCGACAAGCTCAATTATCAGGGGAAACGCTATGATTTTATCGGATTTGACGAGCTGACTCACTTTTTGTGGGACGAATACAGTTATATGTTCAGCCGAAACCGCCCGGGCGGCCCCGGTACGCGCTGCTATATCAGGGCAACGTGCAACCCGGGTGGAGTTGGGCATGGATGGGTCAAGCAGCGGTTTATCGACGGAAAAGAACCTCTGAAAACGTACTGGGAGGAATACAACGTAGGGGGACAGACATTGCGTCGTTCGCGGGTGTTTGTGCCCTCTACTGTATTTGATAACAAGATATTGCTGGAGAATAATCCGAATTATTTGGCGAGCCTTGCGGGCTTACCGGAAGCAGAGAAAAGAGCACTTCTGTACGGCGACTGGGACAGTTTTTCCGGGCAGGTGTTTACAGAATTTCGAAACAATCCGGAAGGATATGAAACCCACCGTTATACACATGTCATCGAGCCGTTTGAAATACCGCGGCATTGGAGAAGATATCGAAGCTTTGACTTTGGATATACAAAACCGTTTTCTGTTGGGTGGTGGGCCATTGATACAGAGGGACGCGCATATCGCTATCGTGAGTTGTATGGATGTACTTCCGAGCCGGATACAGGATTAAGGTGGGAGCCGAGCCGCATAGCGCGGCGCATCCGGGAAATTGAGGATGAGTTTGAGCGCGGGAACACAATTATTGGTGTTGCAGACCCGGCAATATGGGACGTAAGCTATGGGGAAGAGGCGAGCCCGGCCCAAGTAATGGAGAAGTACGGGATATATTTTGACAAAGGTGACCATGCAAGGCTGGCCGGAAAGATGCAGATGCATTATCGTATGGCGTTCGACAAAGAAGGATATCCGATGTTATACGTATTTCGAACCTGCAAAGACTTTATCCGCACAATCCCGGCGCTGGTTTATGACGATACAAAAGTCGAAGATATTGATACGAGCGGAGAAGACCACATCTATGATGAAACGCGGTACTTTTTGATGACGAATCCGATAGCGTCAAAGGTGCCGGAACAGTTTGAGAAAAAAGGAATACCGGAATTGGACATTGTATGGAGGTGAGAGAATATGCAAATAAGGATTATGCCGCCTTAACGACTGTATTTGACAGCTGTTTTTTTTTATACGTAAAAAGAGAATGGAGGAAATAACTATGGCAACAGCAAAAGCAAAACCGGATTTATATGCACCAGTCAAATTGATGATTCCGCGCGACCCGTCAAATCCGCAGGAATCGGATGTGACAATTACGGTAAACGGTAAGAATTTTCTGATTAAGCGCGGCGTACAGGTTGAAGTTCCACAATATGTGGCGGAAGTGTATTACAACAGCGAAGCGCAGAAGGAGATTGCCTATGCGCGCCAGCGCAGGGCGGAAAGAAATGTAGAGTAAAATAACATTCGCGGGCAGACCGTGCAGGAGGTAGCTATGGAAGAACAAATGCAAACAACACCGGAATTATCCGGTATTTCCGCAGAGGCGACAGGCAATGAAACAACTGGAGCTGTAAGCGGCGAAACACTTTTCGAGCAGTACGAAAACGGCGCATCAGTCGATGAGCTTAACGAACTGCTTGCACAGAAAGACGGCGTATCCGGCGAAACCCAGACAGACATAGAAACAAGGACGGACGGGTCAAACGGAGACAAAAAGGCCGAGACGGAGAGCGCCGTGGAAGAGGACAATGCTAATGAAAATTCGCGGGAAACCGCGCAGGAGGCTACAAACAACAAGAGGCAGGAACGGACGTTTACACAGCGCGACGTGGACTACATGATTGGGAAAAAGACGCGCGATTTGACCAAAAAGCACTCATCGCTTATAGACGATTTGTCTGTCCTACTGGGTATAAGCCGCGATGAGGTCACAAATGCAGTCCGTAAGCAGCGTTACGAAGCCGAGGCAGAGGCGGCAGGAGTCGCAGACAAAGATTTATACGCAAAAAACAAGCTGCTTGAGCAGCAGAACGAACAGTTTGCACAGGAGCGGCAGGAACAGCAGAAACAGGCACAATTTTATCAGGAAATCAACCGCCAGATTTCGGATTTTCAGAAAAAGGTGCCTGCGTTTGACATGAACAAAGCGGTTGAGAACCGGCGTTTTTCCCGCTTGCTGTCAAACTTATATGACGACGAGATAACCAGAGGGGACGCGCTCGAGCTGGCGTACAATGCAGTGTTTTTTGACGAGGCGATTCGGCAGGCGGCACAGGCTGAACGGGAAAAAGTTATTTCCTCGGTCCGCTCTGGACAGGCACGAATCAGCGAAGGAGCGGCGAAAGGAGCGTCCGGAGCCGCGGCAAAGATCGATGTAAACAAGTTGACGGATGAACAGATTGCAGACCTTGCAGCACGCGCTGCAAACGGGGAGCAGATTCAGTTTTAAAAAACAGCAGTGAACGAAGGAGGAAAGAATATGGCACAAATTATTAACACGACCGGGACATCATCTCTAAGCCCGGAAATGAAAACCTTTTATGACAAAGACCTAATCAGGAACGCAAAGCCGGTTTTGGTACACAATCAGTTTGGACAAAAGCGCAATATTCCCAAAAATGGCGGAAAAACAATTGAATTCCGCCGGTTTAGCCCGCTTCCGAAGGCATTGACGCCGCTGACGGAGGGCGTAACGCCGGACGGCGAACAGCTCACTGTTACCAACATTACGGCGACGGTGGGGCAGTACGGCGATTATGTTGCACTTACGGATGTAATTCAAATGGCGGCAATCGACCCGGTATTGATTGAAACAAACAAGCTGCTTGGCGTACAGGCGGGCGAAACGCTCGACCGGCTTACCGCAAATGTTTTAAATGCGGGTACAAACGTACAGTACGCAGGCGGGAAAGAGTCTCGTAGCACATTGGCAGAAGGTGATGTTCTGACAGTAGATGACATCAAAAAGGCGGTACGCACGCTGAAAATGAATAAAGCAAAGCCGATTAACGGGTCTTATGTAGCGATTATTGACCCGGAGGTTTCCTATGACCTGATGAAGGACAAAGAATGGATTGACGTTAAAACGTACTCGGACCCGAAGGGAATCTACACCGGAGAAATCGGAAAGCTCTACGGCGTTCGGTTTGTGGAAACGACAGAGGCGGTGACATTTAAGGAAAGCAGCAATACTGTGCATTCTACATTGGTGCTTGGCGCAGACGCTTACGGCATTACAAGTATTGACGGCGGCGGGCTGACAAACATTGTAAAGCAGCTGGGAAGCGCAGGAAGCGCAGACCCACTCAATCAGCGCAGTACAAGCGGCTGGAAAGCGATTCATGTAGCAAAAATTCTCGTAGAGGAATATATGGTGCGTATCGAGAGCTTGGCGTCGGCATAACCAAAACAGAGGGAGCGGTCCTGAACGGGGCTGCTTCCCCCTTTTGGTGTGCTTATAGCTCTATAGGCAGACGAGAGGGGGGAAGCGAAGATGGAGCAGACAATCTATAAAAAAGCAAGCAAACCGGGACGAAAGTATATCGATACTTTTCTTGGGTTAAACCGAAAAGATATTATTGCGGAAAATGAATTCTCTGATTTAATGAATATGGACAGCGCGCACTATCCCATGCTTGCGCCGTGCCTAACGCGGAAAAAGGTTATCGATCAAGGCGGGATTAAGGCTGTCGTTGCCGACAACAACATGGACGGGGATGCGCTGACTGCGTTTACCGGCGTTGCGGGCACGCAGTTTTATTATCAGGGAACAGCAAAGGGGGCAGTCTCCGGAGACGAACAGACGTGTCTGGTGGATTTCAACGGAAATGTGCTGATTTTCCCGGATAAAAAGTATTATAATTATGTGTCCGACGAGTTTGGCAACATTGAAGCGGGATATACGGACATATCCGTTACATTCAGCACAAGCGGGTCGGCAGACAAAAACAATATTGAAAATAAAATCAAAAAATCGGGCGGATGGGGGGACACCTTCAAAAGCGGTGACAGCCTGACTTTGGATTTTTCAGATAAACCAGCAAATTCTACTTTTACAGTAAATTCAAAGTATACGCAGGCAGACGACGACCAGATTGTATCTTGTGTTGTAGCAAAGGTCGAAAGCGATTTTTTGTATGTCAACTGCTACAATCGGCTTGGGGTTAAGCTTGCATTTCAGGCCGGAAGTGCGACTGGAACAGTGAAGAAAGCAATGCCGGACATTACGCGTGCATGTGTGGTTAACAACCGTGTATTTGGGATTGACAGCGGCGGCGAGCTGGTGTATGCGTCAAAGCTGGGTGATTTTACAAACTGGAATGTATTTGAAGGGTTATCCACGGATAGCTGGTATGCGCAGGTCGGTACGGAGGGCGCGTTTACCGGGATTGTGGCTCTGAATACGGGAATTGTTTTGTTCAAGCGCAATTATTTGCATGAGGTGTTCGGTTCCACGCCACAGAATTTCACAATTCCGAAGCAGATTGGCGTGGGATGCATTGATGCACGCTCTGTATGCGAAGCGGCGGGAAGCCTGTTTTTCCTGTCCCGCGATGGATTCTATATGTACAACGGCGGCACGCCGAGCCGGATATCCGACAAGCTGAACAAAACATATACCGAAGCTGTCAGCGGCTGTGACGGCAGAAAGGTTTATGTTTATGCAACGGCGGCGGACGGAGCGGAAGAACAACTCGTTTATGATTTAGAGCGGCGGAATTGGTATAGGCAGGACGTGCAGGCTGGAACAGTCGGGTTTTTACCGTATAACGGGCATTTTTATTTTGCAGCTTCCGGCGGCATGTATGACATTAACGGCAGCGGATACAGCGATAGCTGGTATGCGGTCACAAAGGAATTTACAGAGTCGACCTTTGACCATAAGGGAGTAATCAACCTGTATGTGAGATTCAGAAGGACAGGCGACGCCTGGGCAAAGGTATACCGGAGCGTAAACGGCGGCGGGGAAGAACTATGCGGAGAAATTTGCCGGGAAAGCGGCGTCATACGTATTCCCGTCCGAATCCATAAAGGAGACAGCTATCAATTAAAGTTTGCTGGAAGCGGGAATGTACAGATAGAGGCAATAGAGACGATAATCAGCGTTGGAGGCAGAACGGAGCGGTAAAAGAGAGGGGCGAAGTTATGGCGGTGCATATTACGACTGGGAGGCCGTCCGGCCCTATTATGGGGTGGGACGTTCCGACCCAGCTTAAGGAATTGCAGGATTTATTCAGTAATTTGTTGGATCAAATTGAATTTGCAATTTGCAATCTGGATGCGGATAACGTGTCGGAAGCCCGCAGCGTCCGCGCAGACAGAATCGACACAAACACAGCGAAAATTGTAGACGCGCAGATAAAAAATATTACGGCGGACAAGCTGACAGCAGGAACGATTGATGCGGAAGAAATCAATGTCATTAATATAGACGCAGACAACATCGTGACCGGTACATTGGATAGTAATGTTGTTACAATCCGCGGAAAAAACGCAAATAGCTACATGCAGATTGCTGGAAATCAGCTTGCAATATACGAAGACGGCACACTTCGGTTGATACAGGGAATAGACGAGGAAGGCGTGTTCTCGTTTACGCTGTTTAATGCAGAAGGGCAGCCGCAGCTATACTACGACAGCAACGGCAATGCGATTTTTGAAGGAAATTTGATGAGCGGCAAGGTCATTTCGTCCGTAATTGAAGGGTTCAACGCAAGCGGTCAAAAACATGGTTTGTGGTCGAATCCGGCTTCGCAGTACGCGGACATTGAGCTGTGGTACAACGGCACAAAGTACTTTGGAATATCCAATCAAATCGGCTCTGCGCAGCTCACTGCGAACGGCTCATCCTTTTTGGAAACACGCGGAAGCGCAGGTACAACGATTTACGGAAATTGGAGATGGGCGGGCGAAACTTTGGCAACGCAGGATTATGTGAATCAGCAGATTCAGGCGGCGCTGAATAGCGCAGTAAGGATGTACAATCTTGACAGGAGTTAATAAAAATGGAGGCAGGCGATGACAGTTCATGACGAAGCAAAATGGGAACCTGTGTACGCCGTTGACGGTATTCAGGCGCGTACATATGACGAATATGAGGGGTATTATGTTTTTCAGCTTGACATCAAAGATAAGTACAAGGGCGATTACGCGTTTCATCTGAAAGAGGATAATACCTATGATATTTATTGGCGTAAGGATGGGAAAAACGTCGTCTTTTTTGAGAATTATCCGCAGGGCGGCCCATACAACGGCGGCGTTGTGCTTGAATGGTACAACAAAGTGTTGCAGCCGTGGCTGACAAGTGAGGGCTGGCGAATGTAAATCTATATACAAATTTAACAAAAAGTACAATTTGTCATATTTCCTCTTGACTATTATAAATCTTTATTATATTATGCGAATAGCAGGAAGAAAAAGGGGGAATAGGCATGATGAGGAAAATGGTATGTAGTACGGTAGCTTTGTTTATTTTGGTATATAGTATTACTGGAATAGCCGGGGGCTTCTGGAAAAATATTGACGTGCTCGAAAATGATATTCGGGTAGTAGTTAATGGTGAGGTAGTTGAAAAGGAAAACTTTGTCTATAACGACAGCACCTATTTACCGCTCCGTGCAGTTGCAGAACTTGCGGGGATGGATGTACAGTATGACGGCGATAGCAATACGGCATATTTGTCAGCTGATACAACAGAGAATGAAAGCCGAGAATTATATATAAGAAACGTAGGCTTAATCATTGACTACGTAAGCGACTGCGAAATTTTTGCTGAACGATTAATAGGTGAATCTAGTCGGGTTCCGGCCGCGATAAATGCAATAGAAGATGACGTCATAAATAAGCAGGAAGGCATTGATAGACTTGGCAATGCTATTGATGGGTTAACTGAATTAAAAAAGTCTATATCAAATTTAACAATTCCGGAATTTCTCATGGAGCAAGTGGCTAATAAAAGCAATTTTGATTTTAGTGACTTTTATACTGGAATGGATTTGCTCGATGCTGCCTTATCAAATTTCCGTTTAGCACAAGATTATGTACTATCTCTTGATGCCACAGGAAATAATGTATATAGTACTGAGGCAATGAACGCTTATGGAGTTTGCTTTGAGCAGGCTAATGAGGCTGTTAATTTGTTTCACAGTCTGAGAGGTGAACTTGTAAATCTTATTTTGGGGTAATGATTATAGCAGGCTGAAACGGTCAGATGGTGAAGAATGTACACGGTAAAATTTATGTTATGAATTTCAAAACAGAATTGAAAGCACTCTCGTGTGAGGGTGCTTTTTTCATGCCAAAAGAGGGGTGAAGCCATGAAAAACAAGACGGATATAGCACAAATCCGGGAGGCATACCGCAAATATGCGTTCAGCGGGGAAAAGAAAGAGCTGAACAGCCGCATTATCGAAAACAACCGCTGGTACAAACAGCAGCACGAAGAGTACAGCTCTATAGAAGACCGGAAAAAGAGTGCAGACCAGCCGAGGAGCCGGAGCGGGTACATCTTTTCGGCAATAGCGAACAAACACGCCGACGCAATGGACAACTACCCGGACATCAACATCCTCCCGCGCGAAGCGAACGATAAAGAGGAAGCGAAACGGCTGACGGCCATTCTGCCCTGTGTGCTGGATTTGTGCAATTTTAAAGAGGTGTACGCACAAAACTGGTGGTACAAACTGAAAAACGGCACGGCGGTATACGGGATATTCTGGAACAGCAGTCTGCAAAACGGACTGGGGGACATTGAGATTAAAAAAATTGACCTGCTAAATCTTGCTTGGCAGCCGGGTGTGACGGATATACAGGACAGCAAATACGTATTTTATACGTATTACATGGACAAGGACGCCTTTATTAAAAAATATGGAAAGCAAAAGCTGTCACAGGCGGATAACCTGTACGACCTTGACACATACAGTAGCAAAGACTTTGACCAGTTGGAGCAGAATGCACTGGTGGTAGATTGCTATTACAAGGAAAACGGCAGGGTATATATGGTGAAGTTCAGCGGGGAGCATGTGCTTGAAAAAAGTGACGGCCCTCTGTACGAGCATGGGCAGTACCCGTTTGTATTTGATGTGATGTATCCGAATGAAGACACGCCGGCAGGTTTTGGCGTGATTGACGTAACCAAAGGGACGCAGGCATATATTGACAAGCTGGATGCGCTGCTATCGGAAAACAGTACAATTGTCGGGAAAACACGGTATTTTATCAAAGACAACGGCGGTGTGAACGAGGACGAGTTCCGCAACTTGGAAAATCCGTTTGTCCATGTGTCCGGGGCGCTGGATGAGCGCAATATCATGCCGATTGAAGGCAAAGCCCTGCCCGCACAAATTGGCAATCAGCGCGAACAGAAAATAAACGAGCTGAAAGAAGTCATCGGAAACCGGGACTTTCAGCAGGGTGGAACAAGCGGCGGCGTAACGGCGGCGAGCGCCATCACGGTATTACAGCAGGCTGGCGACAAGCTAAGCCGCGATTTGATCGGTTCGTCATACCGTTCGTATAAATTGATTGTAAGTATGTGTATAGAGCTGATTCGGCAGTTTTACGACTTGGAGCGCAGCTTCCGGATTACCGGAACGGACGGAAGCGAGGAGTTTATCCAGTACAACAACAGCGGCTTGCAAATGCAGCCTGTGGGCGGAGGAATGCTTGAACAGGGAGCCGAAATGCAGCCGGCGCTTCGCAGGCCGGAGTTTGATGTAAGTCTCTCGGTACAAAAGAGTAACCCATTTACTAAAGAGCTGCAAAACCAGACAATTATGCAACTGTGGAGCGCAGGAATGTTCAATCCACAGATAATTGACCTGTCGCTGGTGGCCTTGGAGTTTATGCAGTTTGAAGGCAAGGACGAAATGGTGGCAAAGCTGTCGGAATTTTCGCAAATGCAGAAACAGATGCAGCAGATGCAGGCGGCTTTGCAACAGCAACAGGCGGCTATGCAGGCACAGGCTGGCGCGCAGCAGGTGCAGAACGGGCAAAATCTTGTGGCAATTCCAAAGAATGCATTAGGAGGTGCGGTAAATGGCATATCTGGATGATGAAAGCTTTAACAATCTATCTTGGATGGATAAAATGCGATATGTTACGACGGACCAGAACAGGCTCGAATCGGAAAAGAAGCGGGCGGAAGACGTATATAAGAGCACGGGGAGCGAAGAAGCAAAAAATTACCGTGGACAACTGGACGCGCTGGGAAGCGGCGTAAACCCGGAAAGTGTCATAAGCGGAAACTATGATACAAACAAGTGGACGTGGAGGCCGCCGGACGATGCGCAATACGGAACCGGCGTACGGACAGCGCTCAACCAGTACGGGATTGACAATGCGGACATCGGCTGGGCGGACGACGGCAAGGGATTTGGCAATGTTACGATAAACGGGCAGAATGTGTTGACGCCGGACCGTGTCGTAAACGGCGTGAGCTATGTGGATGACAAGAACAAGGTGCTCGACGTAGCATTGGACTATTATAAAAGTCAAGGCAAGAATATTGTCAAGCTTGCGGATTATGCGCAGAACAGCGGCCTTCCCTTTGATGTTACGTACAATGAGAGTAATGGACTCGTATCAATTGGCGGACAGACAATCAAGCCTACTTTCGTGGACGGCGATTATGCCTATGTGGATGCGGCAGAGCTTGACCGTGCCCTTGCGGCGGCAAAACAACAGTCTGGCTATCAGACAGGAAACGAGCTGTTGGAAAAATACAGCGAGAAGTACGACCCGTATTACGACAAACTGCTTGACGCGCTGGTGAACCGCAAGGAATACAGCTACGACCCGGAAAATGACCCGGTGTACCAGAGTTACCGGCAGCAGTATAACCGCGAGGGCGACCGCGCCATGCGGGATGCAATGGGTTCTATGGCAGGCATGACGGGCGGATATACCAACTCGGCGGCAGTTACGGCGGGGGCACAGCAGAGGCAATACTGGGACGATCAGCTCATGGACCGTATCCCGGAGCTGGAGGCAAACGCGTATAACCGTTATTTGGGCGAATTTGATATGAACCGGAACGCACTCGACGCGGTAATGGGGCTGGACAATAACCAGTTTAACCGCGAATATGGCGTAAACCGCGATTTGCGCAGCGATATCTTGGAAAACAGCGACCGAAACCGGCAGCGGTATGCAGATGCGTATGAAAAATGGCTCTATGAGCGGGCATATAAAGACAGTCGGGACGATTTGGCGTATGACCGGCAGTATCAAAAGGATCGCGACGCGGTAGCAGACAGTCAATGGAGAGAAACATTTGACCGTAGCGTATATGAAAATGATCGAGATTATGATCGAGCTGTGTATCAGGATGACCGTGACTATAACCGAGCTGTGTATCAGGATGACCGTGACTATAACCGAGCTGTATATCAGGATGATCGAGATTATGACCGTCATGTTTATGAAAATGACCGTGACTATAATCGCGGCGTTTATGAGTTTGATGCACAATTGGATTATCAGAAGCAAAGCGATAGGGCGAAAAGTGCAAGCTCAAGCAGCAAGGGTGGGTCGGCGTTGACATTTACAACGTATCCTACACTGAGCTCAGATAAACATGTCGGCAAAGAAGTTGATTTTGCCGTACCGATAGGCACACCGATACAAACGCCTGTCAGTGGTACAGTTGTAAAGATTCAGAGTCTCACGGATAGTTACGGGAAAAACGTACGCATACGGGACGCAGACGGCAATACACACTATTTTGCCCATTTGAGCGGATTTGGAGATATTCAGGAAGGGGATACCGTCGACGCTGGCACAATTATCGGATATTCCGGCGATACAGGAAATGGCGGAGCACATTTGCACTATGAAGTACGACGCGGAGACAACCAGCAAGACCAACTTGACCCGTATACGTATATTAACGCCTATAATAACAGCGTGACCGCTGCGGACACCTCAAAGGCACAGCAGAAAAACAATGATGACCGCGTGAAATCTGCGCTGAACAAAGCGATTGAGGAACGCGGGTTGACCGATTTGTACGACCTGTCGGACAAGGAGATTGCCGCAATTATCTCGGAAACGATTCCGAACGAGACAGAGCGTGCGCGCATTTTAAACGAATACAACGTATCGCAGAGTGCAACAGGAACGGGACAGGGCGGCTCGGCACCATCGAGTAGTTCGATTCTTGCGGAAGCTAATTCTCGTCTTATGAACGGTGATAAATACGGCGCGATGTTATACATAAAATCACAGCAAGAACAAGGTAACATTAGTGCGGTAGAAGCAATGGAAATGGCTAATCAACTTGGGTTAAGTACGTCGAGCTGGGCGGATGGATGGCTGAAATAAAAAGGGGGAAAGCGCATGGCTTCTGTTTTTAACTGGGAAAGAATTCTTGCAGAAGAAAGGCACAGACAGGAACTTGAGAGAAAAGCCAAAGAGGAAGAGGAAGCGGAAAAGAAAGAAGAGCCAAAGAAAGATTTGCGCACGCGTACGGTTAAAATGAACCGCCGCCGCGCAGAAGAAGATGACACGTATGCACCCGCCCGCGTTTCCAGAGAGGCGTATGACGCGCTTCGCGACGGAAGTTATACAAGCGCGCAGTCTGCACCAAAGAGAAAAAATTCCTTTGCAGAAGACGTAGAAGAGCGTCGGAGAGCGTATGAATCCAAACCGAAGATAAAGACGCTGTTTGGGACGAAGCCCGCTACTACGGTACTTGAACAGATTAAGCAAATGTCTAACCCGAGTACGCCCGTAGACCCAAATACGCCCATTCACTACGATACGGTGGAGCGGATGTCGCAGCGTCGCCTCGCCGAATTGTCAAATCAGATAGTAAAAGCAGAGTCAAATCCAGCGTTGGACCTATCCTACACGCCGACACAGCGTCAGGCCGACCTTGCACGTCTTACAAAGGAATATCGCGAGGAAGAAGCATTTTTAAATCAAATTAAGAAGGAACGCAGAGAAAGCAATACATACGAGAGTATAGCCAATAATGACCGAAATTTCGGTATGTATGCCAGCAGAGGAAGCAATCAACGCAATCCAAACTATAATGATACATTTGGAAAGCCTGTTGTATTCGGCAAACAGTATGGCACGGATCCGGTTAAAAATAAGGTAGAGTACGCATTTGAGAGCAAGGATTATTTGCTTCCGGATGAGAACTACGCCGCACGCACGCTTCCCGGGACTGATGCAAAATATCTGATGATGACGGATAAAGAGCGCGCGACCTACAATTATTTTCTTGGAAAAGGGTACGAAACAACAGCCGAGGATTATTTAAACAGCATAGACAACGAATTAACATCACGGCTCGGCGAAGTTTTAGCAAAGCGTGTTGCACAGGATAATAATTCGTTTCGCAAAGCTGCAAATACAATCAATTATTCCACAGGGGCAGGCATGGAAAGTGGCATATATGGAATCGGTTCAGCGATTAATCGCGCTGTGGCGCTAAATGATGAGCCATACACACAAAGTTATATGCAGCAGACATATAACCAGCTTCGGCCACAGGTGGACGGCGCACTCGGTGTTGCGGCTGATATATCCAATTCCATTGGAAATATGATACCGGCAGTTGCGGCAGGTACTTTCGCCGGGCCAGCTGCCGGCGCGGCAGTTATGGGACTGTCTACGGGCGGAAATGCCTATGCAGATGCGCGCCGGGAGGGGAAAAGCGACGAGGAAGCAGGGCGGTATGCGCTTTTGGAGGGGGGCAAAGAGGCGCTTATGTCCTACCTGTTGAGCGGTATTGGGAGCTTGGGTAAGGCGGGAGCCTCAGCAACGTTATCAAAAATCCCGGCGCTGAACAAGGCGGCGCAGACAGTCGGGAAAGTGGCGGACAAACTCAAGGTCAATCCAAAGGTGCAGGCGGCTTTTCGGGCAAGCGGAAAGTATCTTGCCAATATGGGCGACGAAGGTCTTGAGGAATACATTCAAGAGGTTATGGAACCAGTCATCCGCAATGTTGCTTTTGATGAAAACAATGAAATGAATTTGTTTTCAGAGGAAGCCTTGTATGCCGGCGCGCTCGGCGCAATTACGGCGGGCGTTTTTAATGCGGCGGAAATCCCCCAAAATTACAATAGATATAAAAATCAGGCAGCAGAGCGTATACAACAGCGTACAGATGCGCCACAGAATGTGCAGCCGACAGGCGTTGATAAAAATAAAGACTTGATACCTACTGACTTGGCTGACACGGGGCCAGTACCCGCCGCCCCTGAAAGTAGTTCAAGTCTTGATTTGACTATACCACAGACTTTGCCAGATGTTAATAGTACAGAATATACAGAAACAGCCAGTCAGAAGGCGAATGAAAAACCATCGCCTAATGTCCAAAACGCTTCTGATGTGACTGCTTCTGGTCAAACTGTACCACAGGCTTCACCGGATGTCAATAGTACGGCGGATTTGGAACAGGCACGGTCCGTAATTGGCAATTATGCAAAGCGGGGTGGACTTGACGTGCGCTGGTACAGCGACCAGAGCAGGCCGGACAAGGCCGACACAAACGGGTTCTACGAAAACGGAGCCATATACATCAATGAAAACGCAGAAAACCCGTATATGGAGGTGTTTAAGCACGAGTTGTTCCACGCACTTTCGGACAGCGACAAGCGGGCTGTGACGGACTTTTTCCGCAAAAACGTCAACGAAAACACGCAGGCGTTTCAGGATTACAAAATGCGGACCATGCAGGCAAACCGAAGAAAAAACCTACGCTACAGCGACGCGGATTTTTGGGAGGAATATACGGCGCAGAACGCAGAGTTTCTGCTTGACGAGGCGTGGATTGAACGGCTTGCGCAGACGGACAAAAATCTTGCGCAGCGGATTTTAGACTGGATTCGTCGTGCCGTACAACGGATTGGGGATTTGTTTTCCACGCCAAAAGACTACAGCGCAGAGGTGTCGTCGCATGAGTCTGGCCGCGTATCCGGCCTGACTGACGATCAGCTTCGAAAAGCGCAGAGATTGTATGAACGCGCGCTGAATGGGACACGGGAAGTAGGCAGCGGGACACGGTATTCGATTGAAACACTGCCGGATGGGAAACGCTATGTGCAGGCCGATCGGCAGGTGATAACCGGCAACGACCCCAAACAGTGGGCAGAGCAGGTAGAGCAGTATATTAATGATGAAATACGGCAAGGGAAAGATGTTACGGTATATGGCGCAGACGGCGACCCGCTGACAATTACAAGAGATACGGCTGGTAAGGCGAGATTTCGTAATTATATTACATACCCAGATGGTTCAAAACGTCGGATGAACAATCAAGAATATGGAGTAAAACTACGTGCAGAATCCCATATAGATGAAGTGTCGGCTGTTTCTAATAGAGGGAATAAAACAGTTCCCGATACAAAAAATCATGATTTTGCAAAGGATGGGTTTAATTATAGAACAGCTTACTATAGAGACACAGACGGCACGTATTATCGTCTGACGATTTCGGTTGGGAAAAATGGGGACATCAATTCAGTTTATAATATTGGGAAATTAAAAGAAGCCCCGTTCCCTGATGTGGCTCAAAGGCCGGACAGCAATGCTGCCAAGGGTGAAGCTTCTAACACCAATATACCACAAAGCGGCACGGGTGTCAACACCAGTATACGCGAAAGCGTACAAAATGATACCACAAAAAACTCCCTCAAGCGCTCCAAATTTTACGACAGCATCCAGCAATCCGATACGGTGGCGGATGAAGTCAAAAGCGGTGTACAGGATGCGGAGGCGGACTACTACTACCGCCAAATCGGAAACGACGAAACGATGCAGAAAGCGGTCGCAGAAGTTGGGGAAGACAGGGAAACGGCGGGGAGAAAATTTCTTGCCACAAAAGACGACGCTGCCACTACTGACGACATTGCAAAGGGCTTTGTCCTGTTGCGGCAATACCAAGATGCAGGGGACTACGACGCGGCGGTTGACGTTGCCAAAAAGCTCGCCAAAGTGGGGACTGAAAAGGGGCGGCAGGTGCAAATATACAGTATATTAGGCCGCCTGACGCCGGAAGGAATGTTACGCTATTCGGCAAGTGAGCTGGAGCGGGTAAAAAATACGCTTGGTAACAGCGACAAAGGAAGGCTCTGGCTTAAAAAACATGAAAAACAGCTCGACTTGACGTCGGAGGAAGCAAAACAAATCAGCGACCGTATGGAGCGCGTACAAGTTATGCCGGACGGACGCGACAAAGCGGTTATACTCGCAGAAATTCAGAAGCTGCTCCAGTCCAAAATGCCGACTTCGCTCGGAAGTAAACTTTCCACTTTGCAGCGGGTTTCGTTGCTGCTAAACCCGAAAACGGTTATTTCACGTAATGCGCTGTCAAATATGCTGATGAACCCAATTTATGTGACAAGTGATTTTATAGCGTCCGGCGTGGATAAAGCAATCGGAAAAAAGACGGGGCTTCGCACCATTGCTGCGCCAAACTATAAAGAGCAGGCAAAGGGTTGGAAAAAGGGCGCGTTTGAGAGCTACGACGACTTCCGGCGCGCAGTCAATACGCGCGACATACAGGCAAACCGCTATGAAATTAGTAACAAGCTTGGCAGTGGCCCGGCGTTTAAGGGGAAAAACCCGCTATCAAAGGCGGTCGCGTTTTTAGACCGGACAACGGGCTTTTTGCTCGATGTTGGAGACCGACCGTTTTTTGAGGGCTACTTTTTAGAGAGCCTGAACGGGCAGATGCGGACTAACAAAACGGATACGCCAACGCCTGACATGATTGATATTGCAACGCAGACGGCGCTGGAAAAAACGTGGCAGGACGATAATGCAGTCACACGCAGTGCGTCGAAAATTAAAAGCGCCCTTAATTTCGGACGCGACTTCGGCATTGGCAGCATTGTCGTACCGTTTGTGAAAACGCCGTCAAACATTGCAAAGGCGATTGTCGATTTTTCGCCCGCAGGATTTGCAAAGGCGATTACCGCAGACGCGTACAACTTCACAAAAGCAGTTAAAAACGGGACAGCCACGGCGCAGATGCAGAATAAGCTTGCCAAGAATATTGGCAAGGGCATGGCCGGAGTGCTGCTGTACATGGCTGGGCTGGTACTTGCTGCAAACGGAATTACAACGGGAAGCGACGACGAGAAGGACAAAGATATCCGGAACTATAAGAGAAATATTCTCGGTATTAACCCATATTCTATCAAAATAGGCGACCAGACCTTTACGTATGACTGGGCGCAGCCGATTGGCTCGGTACTGTCGATTACGGCAGATTTAAACCGAAACAAAATCAATATGGACAACGCGGCGAACATCATTGCGAATGCGCTGGCGACAGGTGGGAACACGCTGTTTGAACAGTCCATGCTTTCCGGGTTGTCGGAGCTGTTCGGCGGTCATGACGGATTTATACCGGCGGTTGCCGATGCGGTACTGGACCTGCCGAGCCAGTTTGTGCCGACGTTGTCGAAACAAATAGCGGAGCTGACAGACCCATATGCACGCCGCACAGCGACTGGGGAGAGCACAGACCGCGCGGTGAATAAAGTACTTGCGCGTATCCCCGGGGCGAGCAAGACGCTTGAACCGGTGGTTGACGTATTGGGACGCGACGTAAAGCGATACGGCGGAAAGAACAATTTGTTTAATGTGTTTTTAAATCCCGCCAACGTCAATATTGCAAACCCGACGAAGGAAACCGAAGAAATTTGGAGACTTTACGGGGAAACGGGCGACGCGGGCGTATTTCCGAAGACCGCACCGACTTCCTTCACGTATGACGGAACGAGTTATTCGCTCACTGCGAAGGAACAGACCCAGTTCCAGCGCGTAATGGGGCAGGAAACAGAGACAGGGTTGCAGGAATTGTTTTCAGAAAAGGTGTACGACAATCCGAAATCCAGCAAACAGTACCGGAAGTCAACTGCGAAAGACAAAGCGGATAAAACGGACGAGCAGGTTCGGGCGGACCTCGTTAAGGACATCATCGACGAGGCGTATGAAACGGCGAAGAAAGATATGTTAAAGCGGCGCGGCGTTGTAGTGAAGGACAAGAAATAGTGTAAAGAAGGTGATCTGTCAATGAAAATCACAGAAGCAATTGCGCGGGTGGACGCGTTGTATCCAAACAGTTATACCAGAGAGGAAAAGCTTGAATGGGCGTATGAACTGACTGCTATGATTGCCGAAAAATACCGCAGACTGTACGATTCTATTGAACTGCATGGCGGCACAGAGGCAATCCAGATACCACCGTCCGTTCTGGAAGAGGATATTGAAGGCGTGTATGTTGACGGCGTATGGTACGATAAGGTGGATGCGCGCAGTTTTGATGAGCTGTTAGACAGGGACGCGGCGATAAAGATTGTTTACAAGGTACGTGCAGCGCCGTATGAAGAACCGGTATATGAAGGAAATTATCTTGTACAGGATAATGGAATAACGATTCCGGATACATATTTCCGGGTGGGCGACCGGCTGCGGATTACGAAGGAAGATAGCAGCACGGAATACGATATCATGGAAGTATACGGCAATAATTACCTGTTTAAAGATGTGTTTCCGTATCAGGGCAATACCCAGCTTACAATCCAGTATATCGTTACAGCCGATACGCCCGTTCCTGCGCCATATGACAGCATGTATATCGACTTTTTGCTCGGAAAGATTGCGTATTATCAGAACGATTATGAAGAACAGAACAAACATATGACGCAGTTTAATACAAAATTAAAGGACTATGCAAACTGGTATAAGCAGACGAATCCCATTAAGACGGGGATTTCGTTTCGTAATCTATGGTAAAAGGAGGAGCGTTATGGCAATCATTAACATAGGAAAAAACAATAATTATAAAGCGGAGAAGAGCTTTGTTCCAGATTATGTGGACTATGTGATCGAAAGGGAGATGGAGGAGCATCTCAAGGAATATGACGAGCACATGTCCAACACCGACAACCCACATAAAGTCAAAAAGTCACAAGTCGGGTTATCCAACGTCGACAACACATCCGACCTAAACAAACCAATCTCCACAGCAACACAAGCTGCGCTGGACAAAAAAGCGAACCAAACCGACGTTGATTCCATCAAAAACAACACAACTTTAATAAAGAACGGCAGCGGTGGATTCAGCGCAGGAGACAATGCCGATACAGAAATGGGAAGCTCGGCAGGGCGCGGCTCGTTTTCCACAACCGGTGGTGCGTCAGGACACCTGGCGCAGACACAAACCGGGGGTGCGGTGGGGCAGAGCACAAAATCCACATCTGGCGGCGCGGTCGGCACTACGGCGCAGACGCAAACCGGGGGCGCAGTTGGCACGTCCGCAACTTCTACAGATGGCGGTGCAATAGGCAGCATGGCAAACACTACAACCGGCGGCGCAGTCGGAGAAGTAGCGAATTCAGAATCCGGCGGCGCGGTTGGATTTTGGGCATCTTCAGAATCCGGCGGCGCAGTTGGAAATAATACCGGCACCTCAAGTGGCGGCGCGATAGGAAATAATTCTCATAGTGGCAGCGGGGCCTCTGTCGGAGAGAATACATCTTCTACAACCGGCGGCGCAATTGGCGCAGACGCAAAGGCCGGCGCGGGCTTCGCCGGCGGCAAGGCCGCAAAGGCGGTCGACAGCAGCGGCGGCGGCATCGACGCAATCCAGCTCGGCACTGGCACGAACTCCGTGCCCAAAACCTTGCAGGCGTACGGCTACCAGCTCATGGATGCAAACGGCAAAATCCCATTGGAACGGCTCTCCAACGTACCGCAGACCGTGGAAGAACTTGAAGTAACGGCCAACGATATCTTCACAGCGGACGAGCTTGACGCTTTCACCTGCGGCATGGAGGAAGCCCGCGCCGCTGTTATTAAGCAGCATTATATCGACGAATCCACCGGAAGCGGAACAGCCTACGGAAACGCCATGTTTATAACCGTTGAAAGCGATACCGCAACCTATGACGGACACCCGGATGGGCATCCAATACTGGAACAAACACTCTATTGCAGCCCCGGCCACGTTTACACGCGGACAGGTACAAATAAAAATGACGGCTCCATGCTTTATGAGTGGGAAAACTGGGAGTTAGAAAAGAATTTCGTGAGTGACGCGCCGGGCGACGGCACGCTATACGGCCGCAAAGACGGCGGCTGGGAGGAGC